TTATCTCTTTATGTGTCGTTGTCGCCATTTATTACAAACATAAGTATCTCTTACTCCTTTAGTCCGATAGACTCCACAGAACATATGCTTTTGGCTAAACAATCCACAATTCCCACAACTTCCTCTACCTTGTGATGGTCTATAATCTTGTGGCATTTGATAAGGGATAAATTCGCCATTCGGATAAAACATTGATCTTTTCATTTGCCTTGACCTTTGTATTTTTTCCACGATCGTCGCTTTGATTTATTCATTTTTGCTTTACTAGGATTACGACCTATTGATGTCTTATGAAAGACAGGCTCATGTTCTACTCTGCCATAGAGATTACCTTTTCTTTTTGCCATCTTTAATTTCTTCTGCTTTGGTTTCTATTATTAAAGGTAATGGCTCATTGTATGAAGTTTGTTCAATCTTATCTTTCTGATCTAAATGTTGTTTACCTAGCCAAATCATCATAGGTACTGATCCACCTAACGCTTTCTCAAATTGTGCTTTTCTTAAACTTATTTTGCCCAGCTCTCGTCCCTTTTTTATATAGTGGACATAACTCCTCTGTAATGTTTTTGTTGACACTCCTACAAACTCTGCAATTTCTTCGTATGTGCAGTGTAATTGTGCTAATTTCTTGACTGTTTCTATATCTACTCTTTTAATTGGTCTTGCCATTATGTCCTTTTTATGTCTTTTTAGTCTTATTTGCAACATATGGAGCGTGAGGATTGGAATCGCACCATCTTACTAATTGAGGGTATCAATCAGCCTTTCTAAAGCTCACGCAGGATATGTCAATATTTTATCTCTTATTAGATTTAATAACTTTTTATCATACAAATAAACATATTTATATTTACCCTCTGTAATTTTATAGTCTAGTTTATGATTTTTATCTAGTTTACCGAATCTAATTCTATCAGAAATTGTTTTAGAATGTATTTCTTTTCCATTTTGTATATATACCTTTGCTTTTGATGTAGTTCCTAAATAATACCAATTCATAGCCTGATATATTTTACCTTTATGATCTTGTTCAGGATCAGCATAAGATACTACTGCTTTAAGTTTAGGATAATCTTTTTTAAGTTTTCTTAAAGTATATCCTACTATTTTTGATACAGGGTTTTTATGTGTCGATAAAGCTACTCTTACTAATTCAGGACATTGAAAATTATCTACTTGAAGAAATGCACCAGATTTAGGGTTAGCACCTAGACCATAAATAACTGTGCCTTTAAATTCGCCTTTTTCCCATACACCAAACCTTACAAGTTTAGATTTAGGCATTCGTTTTGAATAATGCCATTTATATACAGAATATTCACTAGCTTTCTGTGAACAATAATCAATATATAAATCTTTATTTAGGTAATGTTTGTCCACAAGTTTCGCATTTTTCAGACGCTTCGTCTATTTGAGATTGATCGTCTTTATCAGTAGGATTGAATGTATCTACTGACATAAATTTTTTTAATTCTTCTTCAGTAAAACCTAATATAGGAAGATCAAATTTATCTTTTTTTAAATCTTCTATTTCTAAATTTAGTAAAGGGAAATCCCATTGATTATCTTCGGAAACTCTATTATCTGCTATTCTATATGCCTTTTGTTTTGTATCTGATAATTCTGCAATAGCACAAGGAACTTGTTTTAATTCTAATTTTTTTGATGCAAAATATCTAGTATGTCCAGCAAGAATTACTTTTTCTTTATTGATTACAATAGGTTGTTGAAATCCAAACTCTTTTATAGATGCGGCAACCTTATCTACATTTAAACTTTTTCTCGGATTGTTTATGTAAGGTGTTAGTGAATCTAATGGAATTAGTTCAATCTTCATAAAAGAATTTTTTCCATTTTTACAATACAACCTTTAGGAAATACATTACGATCTGAAAATAACTCATCATTTTCTTCATAGCTTGCAAA